ATCATGCTTGCAGCTCCCAGGAGGTCCGCGCCCGACAGGCCCCCAAACGTAAGACCCGTCGCCCCGCCCTCGGTGCCGAAGCCCAGGGCACCCTCACCACTCAGTATGCGAGGCAAGGAGGTGGAGAAGGCGTTCTTCTTCGTCGGGTCCTTTGTCGAGATGCTTGCCAGGGCCATGTCGTCGATGACGGCTGGATCGAGGTTCTTGAATGGCATCTCACTCCACCGCGAGGAGTGTGACCGCGACTGTCGCCACGTCACACTTCAGGTGCAAGTTCACCTCATCAAAGGCAGCACTCTTGTAGACCGTGGCTGCCTTGTCCAGTGAGAGGACCACGAAACCGGACGGTGCCTTCCCCAGCCCGTGCGGCACATCGTCCTGTGTGTTCGGCGTGGCGTTCGAGGTGTAGGTCACACGCTTGCCAACCACACCCTCTGCGTGCAAGGCCTCAAAGGCAGATATCAGCTTCCTCCAGGCGTCACTGAGAGTATGAGGCACAGTGGTCACCAGGCGAGCGTGACTCATGGCTTCCAAGGCCTTCCCGTATGCGTGCCCATGAGACACATGCTGTGCAGGCGTGTCCACGAGTACTGCCCCATGTCTTCCAGGCGGATGAAGAACTGCTCTCCCTCCACACCTGAGCCATCCACCTTCACGGTGAAGTGGTCACCTTGAAAGGCCACAGGCGTCGGCAAGGCTGTCCACGTGCTCTTGTGTGTGGGACGGACCTTGACATTCATTGAGCTGCCCGACGCAAGCTTGCCTCTGAACCGTACTTCCGTCAACACCTTTCCAATGTGCGCCACCATGATGGGGTCCTTGGGGAAAGGTCCGAACTCCACATGCGCGTGAACGGCCTCGCCATCATCGTCCGTCAAGAGCTCTTGCTCATGGACGCCGCCGGAATAGTCTCCCGACACAATGACGGGGAAGGCACCGGACAAAGCTGGATCGCCAAGCTCGCCTGGCACCCTCTGAAGCTCAACAGGCAGGTCTGCCAGGGTCATAGGTGTCCTCCGTAGGAACTGCCCCCACACACTGACAGGCTGACTGCGCTTGTACAGCTGTCCTTGGCTGATGAGCTGCGCCTCATTGGTGCCGAAGTGAAAGGCCCACACCGTATCGTTGTCAGAGGCGCCTGATCCAGGAATGGCAAGCAGGTAGCGCTGAAGACGAAGGTCCCAGCTACCCACAACGGCCTCTCTCACATCCGCTGCCACTGCCGCGATGTCAAAGCCAGTCTGTCCTGAGATGAGAATGGAACGCTGTCCGTCGAACAGGCGCACACCATCGTACGCCAAGTACAGCACGCCGCGTGGTGTGACGACGGGGCTGTTCGGGAACAGCGTCCCAGGCACCTCAGGGAAGTCCTGCATGCGGAAGGGGAAGAGCTCGTCGCCAGTATGCTGCATGGCGCCTATGCGGAACTCCTTGAACAGCACGAGAGCGTCGTTGAACTCTACAGCCTGCACTACGTGTCCGCCCCCGTCACTGTACTCGAGGTTGCCAGCTCCATTCGCACTGTTCCAGTCGTCGTATGTGCCACTGTTGGCTGGCGCAGCATACCACACCCTCTGCCCTTCCCTCACACCACTCTCCGTGACGTCGATCAGGATGGTGCGCACCTTGAAAAACCGCACGATCTTGGCGTGCGTCACGTTTATGGGGAGGATGAGGTCTGCCACAGTGAAGGTGTCTGCGTTCATGTCCTTCGGAGCGTCCACGCCGTCCGTCCACAGGACGCGGTTGTGCGTGGGAATGGTCACAGAGGCATACGAGATCAAATCGCGCTTCAGCCCTGAGAGGCCCGTCAGCGTCTGGGTGAAGTTGTTTAGGTCCGTCGTGCGGAACACTCTGTCCGTCGTGTGCATGAGGAGGAAGTCATCCTCATTCGCCTTGGCGAAGTGGTAGTGCATGCCGCGCACAGCTCCGCCGCCAGGGAGGCTTGCACGCCTCAGGCGCCCAGGAGTCTTGCGCAGTTCACGCCTGGTCTCAAAAAACCAGTCCAGGTCTTGCGTGGAGCCCTTCGGGCTGATCTCCGCTGGGAAGTGAGTGACAATGCCGTCCGTGAGGGGGCAGATATCCTCATACCACTCCTGCCTGCCCTGTATGAGTGGCATTTAGGGGAACACCGCCCTTTGCCTGACAAGCACGACGACACACAGGTCCGCCCCAGCCACACCAGAGCCTACCTGATCCACATCCACACTCAGGATGTCCAGGCTTGCCAGCACAGTGACGTCGGGGACCATGATGGCACTGGTCTTCGCGCCGGCAGCGATGGACGGCCGGTTCCCTTGCGTGGTGAAGATTGTCGTGCCGTTCTTGTTGACATCCACGAGCAAGGCCTGTCCTGTGGGTGCAGTCTTCACGCGCGTGGTCACGCTCACGATTGTGGGAAGGGCGCCGGCGTCGAAGACCACAGGGAACTCGTGAGCCTTGTTGGCACCCACAGTCAGCGTGCCACTCGCGAGGAAGGTGACAGGGTACACGACATACCCAGCGGCCACACTTCCAAAGCTCCCAGCCAGCTTGGTGCCGAGGTTCGCAACTTGAGTGGAGCCTGAGTAGTTTGCGTCAAGTGGCATCAGGCATCCCTCCCTCGAGAGTCCAGCCAACCAAGAGTGCAGAGCCAGAGGTGTTGCGTAGCTATGCCGCCTCTCAGGCGCACTTGTGCTGAGGTGTTCGTCCGCACCCGTAGTGTGGACCATCCAGCAGGCGTGGCGTCCACAGTCCTGTGGGTCAGAAGAGGTGCGGCAGTCAAGGAGGGTGCCACGTCATTCACGTCAGGGGACGAGATGATGCCAAGGCCGGCCGCCGCGTTCCCCTGCCAGACACTCGTCAGGATCGCAAACACCTTGACACCCGAGGGAACCTTAACAGCCTGCAGGGCAGCCGTTGCGTTGACTGTCAAATTCGTGGCGTCGAGGGTGGGCGCGGCCCAAAGGAACTCATCGCTCTCCTGGGAGAAAGCCAACAGATTACTGCTGCCATCTGTCCTGACGGACCCCAGGCGTCTCTTGAGCGTGAAGCCTGAGGGCATGGTGGGCGTCATGGACGTGCTCAGCAGGACATCCACCACGTCTGTGGAGGGGTTCTTGATGGCGTACACGTGGTAGAAGGTGTCCGCGGCCTTCGCGCCTGTGTCCAGGCCTCCCAGGTTTGTGCCCTGAGACCACACGGCATCCAATTGCTTGGTAAGCGTACCCGCCAGCAGAATGTCCTCCATGTTGTCATCTGAGCGGCAGGCACCACTCGCCACGTCCACATCGTTGTTCGGATCCCCCACATTGTTCGCAAGTTTGTAGCCCGCAATATATCCGCGAGGGGAGGAGACCTCCTTGAACGTGCTGTCTCCAGCCAGGAAGGTAGTGGCGGAGGCGCCTGAGCCGAGCCGTGCGGGAGGTACTGTACCACTGCTGAACACGTTCGACGCATTGAGCTGCCCACCCTCTGGGTTGCTCTCATGCGTATGCACGCCCACCACAGCAGTGACAGGCTGGAAGCTGTCCTTGTCGGCCACTTGCACGTCCGTCAGGGTGTAGGTGGTGAAGCCTGCTCCAGACACCTCGATGTCGTAGTCACCATCCACAGTCTTGAAAGCCGTACGCCCCGCCAGGTCCGCAGTCAGGGGATTGCTGAGAGGCGTGACCTCGTCATCCGCAAAGAGCCCGGCGAGCGTGAGGGTGCCAGCCAGCAACACCTTGACAGACGCAGAGGCTCTCGCCTGGCCTGTCACAGGGTCAAACGCAACTACATGACGTTTCTGCATCAGGCTGCAATCAGGAGCGGATCTTCTGCATCAGTGCCCACAGCCACCTGACAATTCTGGACGAACGCAGGGACTGGATGGACTGCCAGAGAAAGGACACTCTCCTCGATTTCGACATCGCAGATCTCACTCACGAGTTGTACCTCTTGACGAACGGGTTGTTGATGGGGTCGTTCAGAAGGATGTCTGCACTCTCAGCGAACTTCCCAAGGCGCTTGTCGCCATCCTTCCTGCTCTCACTCTCCTTCCAAAAGGTCTCCACTCCCTGCTCGTAGATGTTGAACCACACCTGACTGTTCTTGGTGTCCTCGACACTCAGGTACAGAAACCCAACAAGGCCGTACACCAGGAGCATGTGCTTGTCCTCGTCAAGCCAATCAGGCACATCACTGTTGACGAGCAACTTACCTGGCCTGAGAAGGCCGAGCATACGTATGTTGTAGTCCTCGTCCACAGGCCTGTCGAACCACACCTGCTTGTTGACGTAGGTGTAGAAGTCTGGGAAGCCCCTCGTGATGAGCAGAGGGTCGGGGAAGAGCCTGAGGAACTCCCCGTAGTCTTTGAACGTCAGTTTCTTCGTCGTACCAAGCTCTCCTGTGTGAAGGATAAGCACGGCGACATCCTGAAGGGTCTTGGGCATCTGCAACACGTACGTGTCCGTCAGGATCTGCGTGGTGACAAGCTGCTCCTTGAAGAACCAATCCTTGCGTCCGACAAAGTCTGGCACCACGCTCTCGTTCAGAATGATCCTGAGGAAGTCCTCCTGCGACATCAACTGCCCACTGGCAAGACGGTCATTGGAGAACTTACGAGCGAGCAGTATGATGTCGCCGAGGTTCACGCTAGTACCCTGGCTTCTTGGGCTTGGGCTTGAACGGCAGCGGTGGCTTCTTCGGCTTCCCCATAGTCACTTCTTTCCCAGGGCACTCCAGCGGACCGCGCCGGTCGCCACTGTTCCTGAGTCTGGTACAGCGATCAGAGCCCCATCAGCCACGGCGTCGTAGTCCGAGTGGTAGGACAACGCCTTCCCTGCACTGTACTCGTGTATGAAGCCGGCCTTCGGCTCGATGTTGATGCTGAGGATCTCCTTCCCCACCACAGGCGCGAAGTCGTCGCCCGCAGCGGTGTGTGTGCCGGTGAACGTGAGCGTCCCACTCCTGCTGACCAGATGCCGACTGATCCGACGGATGGGCGTGGTGTAGACGATCGTGGTGGCACCCATGCCACTTGCCTCCTACTTCTTCGGAGGAGTCTTGCTCATCGGCAGAGGACTCCCCTCGATGGTCTTGGCTGACTTCGGAGCGGTCTTGGAAAGGTGTTCGTTCTTCTTGCTCACACGCGCCTCCCTAGATGCTCAGGTTGAGGTTGATGAAGGCCTTCCGGCGCACTGTGTCTGACGAAATGGCCAGCACGTTGGCACCGATGATCTCACCGTTGTCCGCGTTGTCCGCTGCCACCACTACCAGCCCAGCACCTGCCTTCACTGCTGCGCCAGCTGCCAGGGCAGTGCCGGCAGCCACGCAGTTGACGTTCGTGTGCAGCCCGCGGAACTGCACCCATCCATACTCACCGTTGGCGATGGTGGCCATCAGCACACCAGCCACCTCCTGACTCACCATGGCGTCCGCGGAGGCCACCAGGTGGAAGGGTCTGTGGATCTCGAACGTGTCTGACGTTGTCACGGCCGCTGTCAGGTTGCGGTCGAGCGTCAGCACCGTCGTGGTGTTGCCAATGATGCGTGCGAACTCGCCTTCTGGCGCTGCACCCGCACCACCCGCATCGTCGAGCACTCGAACGTAGTAGCCGACGACGGCTCCCTGCGTCCACGTGCCTGAGCCGCGGATGATCTGGTTGAGGGCCGTGTTGGCGGCTGCCGTGATGGCAGACTCGCTGATGGACTCGAAGCCCGCTACACTGTCGGCTGCCAAAGAGCCGCCAGAGGCGTTCTTCATCCACCGGTACCACCGCTCCCCTAGGATCGGGTCGGTCTCCAGACGGATCTGACCCAGCCCCTCGAGGTCCTTCGTGTTGACGTCAGTGAGTGCTGTGCCCCATACAGACTTGACTCGTCCCATGCCTGGGTCTCCCTCAGGGTTGAGAGCTATTCGCTCTTATGCGATGCCCGTCGTGACACCCTGCCGACGGCGCTGGGTGGTCACGAGATTCGCTGCCAGAACAACCTGTGCTACGCGGTCCAGCTGGTTCGGGATCTGCTTCCACTCGGTCATGGCGAACATGACGCGAGGGTCGTACTTCAGCTTCATGTACTTGTCATTGATGGCGTACACACGTCCGGCGCCACACAGCGCGTCCCAGAACATCGTGACGCCCTTGAACGTGAAGTTCTCGAAGCCCATGTCCGTGGCCTTCCGGTTGTCGGTGCGGTAGAACTCCAGCACCTCCGCCTCGTAGGCCTCGAAGATGTCCGCCGTGGTGAGGAGCAGGCGGGGGTAGTCGACGCCGTCAGACACGCTGCGCAACAGCTTCCGCAGGTCCGCCAGCAGGTAGACGTCCATGGCACCCAGGGAGGTGTTCTGAATGTTCCTCCACCAGGTGTGAGTGGCGTTGTTGATGCCGCCCAGGCCGTTGTCCACTGTCGGCGTGGTGGTGATATGCTTGTCGAGGCCCTCGATGTCCAGGCCTCCGTTCCCTGACCCGTCACCGAAGCACATCTGGGCCAGAGTGTCCTGCAGGTCCAAGATGCAGTTGTCCACCGCGTTCTGCACCCTGTCGATGATCTCGTACTCCGAGCTGTTCTGCTGATCGTCGACGAACAGACGCTGCACGCTGTTGGCGACGTACTTCCAGTTGTACACAGCCGTGGTCAGGGGATCCACAGGCTGGATGTTGATCGTGCCAGCACGGCCGATGGACTTCGCAGTACCCGGCTTGGCGTAGTTGAGCTGCACGCCGATGAAGCGGCCGCCGTTCTGCGTCTCCATCCGCTCGTTGCTGTACAGCCACCAGTAGAAGGGCCTGGCGCTGTAGATCTGGTCCCAGGCTCTCCCCTGCATCTCCTGCCAGGTGGAGGAGTACAGCGAGTCTAGCTGTTCTGTGATGGTTGCTGGAGCTGCCACGTGTCAGTCTCCTATCTTGCTTTGCGTCCGAAGATGTTTTCGTACGCGCGAGTCGCCGCCTCTCTGCTCGTCTTCACTGGAGCAGGTGCCTGTCTTGCGGTTGAGCGACCCGGTACGGTCCCCGTGCTGGCGACACGTCGCGGTGCTGGAGGAGGCGTCTCTTCCTTCGGCGCCACAGGTGCAGCCTGAGACTTCGCAATGGCGAGAGCCTCTGCAGGCGTGACCTTTCCTCCCTTCTCCTTGACGATGCGGACGATGTCCTCGCTGTGCTTCTCGAACCCCTCGGGGTCGCTCTCATGGAGCGACGTGAGCTGGCCCTCCAGGCGCATCCTCACGATTTCGAAGCCGAGGTCACGTCGAATGGCATCGTGCCCCTCTTTCACAGAGTCCATGACGTGGCGGGCGAGCTGAGCGGGAGTCATGCTCTCGAAGTCAGGCTCGGCGGCCTCGGTCCTCTGAACGGGGCGCTCTGACGTCTGGTCCACCATCTTGGCGACCAGTCCTGCTTGCTGGTCCATCTTCCTGCTGAGCTCGCGGTTCTGCTGCCGGAGCTCCTCTATCATGGCGTCCCTGGGGTCCGGCTGGGGCTCTGGCTCGGGCTCTGGCTCTGGAGCAGGAGGCTTCGGTGGCTCTCCCAGCAGGTTCCCACCAAGTGCTTTGAGATGCTCTTCTGGTATGCTCATGTGTCATCTCCCTCTCGCTTTTGCGAGGCCACCTGAGGTGGACTGGTGATCGGACGCCCTCTGAACAGACAGGCCCTTATATGGCGAAGGCCGAACTCCAACAAGACACGAAGCTCGCTCGGCTTGGTCATGCCCACCACAAGAATGTCATGCCTTCCGTCGGGCTTCCAATCGAGCCTTACGTAGCGCTCGACTTTCTCCCTGACGCGCAGTGCGTCTAGGGGCTTCGCTTGTTCTGTTGTAGGGGCCGTTGAGGTCTCTACGCTCGCACTCTCTGGCATATTGTTCTCGGCTCTCAATCCTGACAGGACCAGAGGGATCCAGGTCGGGATGGTCAAAGGGTTTGAACTGCGGCTGCGCCTGGAAAGACGGCTTCCAGTACGCCATGCATCCACACTTGCACTGTGTGGCCTTCGTGTCTCCAGACTGGCGAACTTCGTCGAAGACATGTCCGTGCTTGCACACGAAGTCGTACCGCACAATCATGGAATCCTCCCCTGCCTTCGGGCTGCCCTCGCCATGTTCTGAGCCATCGCCTCCACAGCAGTTTCGCCGTACGCCATGGCAGGAGTGTCTCCCATCTCCTGGTATGTGCGGAGCCAGTCGTCGAGACTGGCCTCACCTGGCTTGGCAGGGTGCTTCTTCTTGAAATGCTCGACAATCTTTCTGGCGTGCTCCTCCTTGGGAACACCGCCCATGCCCTTTTGAAAGTACGCGCTGTGCAAGCCTTCGTGCGCCATGGTGCCCTTGATGTTTGGAAAGCTAGGCGACACGTACGTGCGGAACCGCTCTCCCATCTTGGGGAACGCAAGGCCCTGCGTGGTGAATGGTAGTCCGAACCGTGCGAGGACCTCAGGAGGAATCCTACCAAGGATCATCTCAAACAGGTCTGGCAAGACCTCGAAGCGCTTCGCGAGGTTCGGGTACGTCCGCCTCAGCATCTGGGCACCTGAGCCAACGAGAGCGGCAGGTGGCGCGACAAGGCCCATCGCCTCCGCAGTCATGTTGGGTTCAGAGCCCATGATCTGCCGCACAAGCTCCTCAGCACGCGGCTCTATCCTGGGCAAGACTAGTACTCCTGTTCCTGACCAGTAGGCCGCCGAGCAGTCTCGAAGGCGCGCCGTCGCATCTGCGGCTCGAACAGCCGCCGCAGCGCAAACTGCATCACCTCATGCTGTGGTGGCTTCGTAGGCGTTGAGAAGCGTGCCCTCAAGGTGTCCAATATGCGGAGAACCAGGTCTGCCGATTCAGGAGGCAAGCTAGGCAATGGACCTTGGCCTCCGCTGACCTTGGTCAGGACCACGCTGCTGGCGTCCCTCACTAATAGCTTGCTGCTGCATGGGCATCTGTGCTGCCAGAGCCTGCATCTGCTCAATGGCCTGAAGGTTCAGGAGGCTCATGTCTGCCGTCTCAAAGGCCTCCAGGAGCTTCATGCGCAGCTTAACCTGGTCGATGAGGGGGTCGTCCCTCAGCGTCAGGTACATGGTGCGGGCCTCTTCCTGCTTGACCTGGCGGCTGAGAGGAAGGGTGCTGTCAGGTACAACATCCACAGTCATGGTGGCGTTCACTTGCTGGAGGCGCACCCAGGAGGCAGGATCCGCACCATACTGGGCCGCAGTCTCAGGAGACCACTTGTCCAGCACGTGAGAGTTGACAGCGATCAGGATCTCGTTCAGGGTGTCCGCAACCATGTCACGCCTCTCGTCGAGCCTGATCATGGTCTGCTGTTGAATGATGTTGGCCTCAGAGGCCGTCTTCTTCTGGGGACTGGTCTCCCCAAGCTGGTTGCGACTGAAGCCAATGACGGCCCTCACGTCACTCTCATTCGTGTTGGCTGTGGTGAAGAGCTCGACAGGAATGGTGGGGCTGAAAGGAGCAATGCTTGTGTTGACCTCTCCTTCCACTTCCACCACAGGACCCGTCTCCTCACTCTTGAGCTGTGCAATCGCCTCACGCGTCAGGCTGCCCTTCTTGGCAAGGATCTTCAACAGGCTTGTGCGCCTGTGGTCGTGGATCTGAGTCTTGATCTCGTTGAATTCTTTCTGGAGATCGAGGATCAGCTCAGCGTCGGACAGGCCGAGGGGCATCTCTGGCACCCAGTTGAAGTCCAACACGTAGAAGGGCCAAATACTGAAGTCCTCCTGATCGCCGACCTGGTCCTTCTCGCACATGACATGCATCTTGCCTGTGCCTTTGTCCCACACTTCCCAGAAGGTCTCCATCTGATCAGGGTTGTCAGATGCCTTGCCCTTGTCACGGAAATAGTCACCCAGAGGACTGGTGTCTTCCTTCAGCTGCGCGTGCGAGCGGTCAAAGCGCATGGCGAACCAGCCGCTGTCATCCACGTCCGACACCTGATAGTCGAAGGCGAAGTCCTTCGTATGGATGTGCGCGACGTACGGCCGCTCTGGTGCGTACCTGTCCTGTCTCTGGTAGTGGGGAATCGTGCCGGTTAGGCTAAGTCCGAACGAGGTATCACCTCCACCGAGGTAGCCTACCTTGCACACTCCCCTGCTGAAGCAGAAGGCGCTGACGATCATCTTCTTGACCGTCTGCTTCACCTTCATGAGCTTCAGGAGGCGATCGTCAACCTTCTGCAACGTGAGCTGGTCAGGACCGTACCCTGGCTGGTAGATGGTGACAGCGGCTGTTGGGTTCTTGAAGTAGAGTTGTGGAACCACTGCGCGCCCAAAGCTGAACAGGAGATTGACTGTCAGGAGACCTTGGGGAAACTTGTTCCCATACCAGTCCCTGACCTTGTTGAACTTCTCCTCCTTCTCGTGCTTGTAGAGACCTTCCCAAGCCTCGAGACGGTCAGCCCATCGTGCTGCGTCGTCAAGCACTGCGCTTCTTCTCCTTGGCAGTCGTGATGGCGAAGATCTGGGACTTCCTGTTGCCTTTGAACTTCGAGTTGCGCTTAAAGGAGCTCTGCGCCATCTCCTCCGCCATGCCTGAGATGCGCTGCTTCTGAGCTCCTGAGAGCTTCTTCTTCGGCATCAGCTTGCCTCCTTCTTGGCCCCACAGGAGCACACGTGAGGACCGTCGTGGACGTCTTCCACATAGCCGTCTTTGAGGGGTGCAACAGGCGCATACCGCGTCACCACGTGCATGCAGTGGTGGAAGGCGTGCGCCCCATCGGGCCAGTGCGTGGGGCAGGGCACGGAACCCACCTGTGCGCCTCGGATCTCAGTGCCAGGCCCCACGGGAACGACTCTCACAACACGCTGGCTCATGGGTTCACCTGCCATGGCGCGGACACAGACGCCCCCACGCCTGGAGCAGCTTGAAGGGTGAGAGTGAAGCCTCCCATGGTCTTGTTGTTGGCGCTTGGCTCGAGAAGTGCGGTCGCCGATGGCAGACCAATGACTGTGGAAACACCGCCAAAGATAACAGTGTAGTTGGTGTTCGGGTAGCGGACTGGCAGCGTGATCTCTACACTCACGTCCAGCTCGCTGATGGTCACGCTGCCTGTAAGGGTGGGCTCCCGGCCGAGGCGCGCGGTCAGCACGCTGCGCCCCGTCGTGGCCCCGCGTGCGGTGATCGCTGATCGCGCGGTCGCCACATCCTAGCCCTTGGGCGTGACGCCGGAGCGCAGGGTGCGCCCGGAGGCGGGGGTCTGGTGGATCGCCCGCGTGGTGATCTCGATGGGGGCCGTCTGCGCCGATTCGAGGGCGCTCTGGATGCCGGCGAACGTGTAGCGGTACGTGCTGAACGGCGCCAGGCCGTTGTCTACAAACGTCGTGTCGGCGACGGGCAGCTCAAAGACGACCGAGGTGTCCAGGCGACGCACGCGCGTGCCGGTGGTATCGGTGCCCGGCGTGAAGGTGATGCTCACGGTGGTGGCGCCGAGCGCGGAGACGACCACGTTGGTCGGCGGCTGCGGGGGCCCCGGCGGCACCGGATCGGTGAGGTCCAGCACATCGTCGGGGCCGTCGGCCGTCGTGGGGGCATTGACCAGCGCCATGGCGCTCGGCCCGGCGACATCGGCCTCGGGATCGGCACCCAGCGCCAGCGGCACGAAGGAGGCGAACGCGCTGGGGCGAATCAGCCACGCGCTCGCGCCGCCGAGGAAGGCGCCCTGCTCGACGGCGTCCAGGGCGGCGGCCCAGAGCGCCCGCTGGGCCGCGCGACCCGTGTAGTACTGCACTGGCGTGAGACGGTCCAGCCCGCCGATGGCCTCGCGCGTGATGCCGGCCGGGGCGACCTTGAGCGTCGTGTCCTGCCCCGCAGTGGCATCGGTATTCAGGCGGATCGTGCAGAGCGTGTCAGAGGCGAATACCGCGATGACGCGATTCCATGTGTTCAGCGTGGCCGTCCCGAGGCTCGTCGCACCCGGCGAGAAGCCAGTGGCGTTACTGCGTAGGGCCTGGACGGTGAGGTTCGCGAGCACCTTGATCGCGAGCCAGTCGTTGTTGCCCGTGTGGTTGGCCAGGGACCAGAGGAAGCCCGCGGCCGCCGCCGTCGGGTAGAATTTGATGCCGACGGTGATTGGATAGCTGCCGTCAGTGCTGAGTGCGGTGGCCCGCACGAGCTGGGTCGAGCCATTGAACACGCGAGCCAAGGGGCGCGTCCGGAGCACCGCGCTGCTGGCTGGCGAGGCATTCGGCACGGCGTCCCGAGCGACGACCGACACGGTGTAGTCAGAGAAGCGCGTCAGCCCGGTCAGGAGGGCCGGCGGGGCAGTCACCGTCGTCTCGCGGTCTGCCACGGCCGTCCCGTCATCGACCTGCACGCCCTCCGTCGCCGCCACGAGGTAGTTCACCACACCCACGTCATCGGTCGATTCCGCGAAGGTCACAGTGAGGCTGGTGCTGGTGCTCGCGGTCAACGTCGGCGTGCCCGGCGTCGAGGGCGGGTCAATGTCCGTCGATTGCGCCAACGTGGTGTCGCTGACCAGCGTGCCGTAGGCCGAGAGGTTCAGTTGCGTATCCTGCGCCCGCACCTGGCAGGTGTGCGTGGTGTCGGGGGTGAGGCCGCTTTTGGTGATCGTGCGCGTCGGCGGCAGCACCTCCTCATCGGCCGCGCCGTCGAACCGCACGAGGTAGCGCAGCAGGCTTGACTGCGTGTCGATGGACTCCGACCACGTGTAGGTGATGAAGTCCTGCCCGACCGTGCGCGGGGTGTCGATCTCCGGCACGGTCGGCGGCGTGGTATCGGCCGCCGCGTTGGTCTGGATGGACAGCGTGTTGGAGTCGCCGGAGACGTTGCCCACCGCATCGAGCGCGCGGCGTTTCAGGCTGTAGGTCGTGCTGGCGGTCAGGACCGAGTAGGTGTGGCTCGTGCCCGCCTGGTCGGGCCCGTCCTGCGCGCCATCCTTGAAAAAGCGGTAGCCCACCACCGCCACGTTATCGGTGGCGGCGGGGCCGTCCACGACGATCTGCACGTCGGTCTTCGACACCAGCGCGAGCGCCTGCGTCTCGGTCGGGGCCTGCGTGTCGGGCGGCTGCCCCCCCGCGAAGCCCTCCTGCGCGTAGCGCGTGACCTCCGCGCCGTGCTTGCGCACCCAATGCGGGAAGCGCACGGTGCCGTTGGCCGCGCCATTGCCGGCGAGATGCGTGCGCACGCGTCCGAAGTTCGTCGGGTTGAAATAGCTGCCGAAGCCGAACGTCAGGTCGCTGCCCATCGTGAGGCACGCCGCCCACATTTCCATGGCGATGCGGAGCCAGAGGTCACGCTTGGCGAACTCGCCCGCCGGGTGGAGCTTGTGGGCGGCCACGTAGGCGAGGATGTCGGCCCCCATCAGGGCCGTGCCGTAGCCCGTGGTCGTGGGCCCCTCGAAGAAGATGAAGCCGATGTCACCGATCTGATTGGGATTCCGCGCCGCATAGAGGAAATCCAGGCGCGTTTTCCCGATCGCCGTTGGTTTGTCGGTGAACGTCCACCCGTAGGGTGACCCGAAGGGCTGATAGGAACTGGCTGAGGCCAGATGCCCGCCGCGCCCGATGGGCAGGCGTTTGAGCGCGTTGACCCCGCTCGGGTCACTGCCGCCGCCGGAGGCGGGCGTGCCGGACGTGATGGGGCTCAGGCCATCCACGCCCATCCAGGTATGGCAACCCCACCGATAGAGGAGATTGATGATGTCGGTGCCGAAGCCGGCCGTGAAGAAGCTCGGGCCGAGGCCGAGGGCGCGCCGCGATTCCGCAAACTGATGGGCGTTGCGCAGGGGGATCGTGGGATATTCGTGGGCCGTCGCATGGATGGCGCCATGCCCGCCATACCAGTGATTCGTGAAGGTCGCCGTCCCATTCGTCGTGCCCCAGGTGCCAATGCCGCCCATCGACGGGTTCATCGACGGATGCGTACAGGACTGTTCCCACCAGAGCATGAACCGGCTGCTGTCGTGAATGCGTCGGTAGAGATCGTAGCTCCCCCCCGTGGCATACGTCGTCGCGACGGTGCCGCCCAGGCAGCGCGCCAGCCCGATGATGCCGGCGAGGGGCCAGGTGTACGCGCGGGGGGAGTTGTAGTGGACCAGCATGGGCTCAAAGCTATACGTGCCGGACGCAGGCGTGCCGAACTGCCACGACACCTGCGCGACGGATCCGCTGATGGATTCCACGTATCCCGCAAACGTCGTGCGCCGAGGGAAGGAGGTGATCGTGGCGATCTGCCCGCTGATCGCGGGGGCCGGGCTCGGTGAGATCAGGACGCGCCGACCCTGAAACGACTGGATCACGACGAGTTGGCCTGCTGTGGGAATGTTCCCCGCCGTGAACGTCACCGTGGCGGTGGTCGTTCCCAAACCGGAGACGGTGTAGTGCGTATCGACCGTCTTCGTCGCGCCGGCCACTTGCACCCGGACATCGGTCTTGTTGGCGTAGGTGACGGCTCCGACGCTGGCGTTGGTCGAAATCGACCACGCCGATTGACTACCATTGGCCGTCACCCGAACCTGATCGTTCGTGGCCGTCCAAAGATTCGTCACGCGGTACACGGAGACCCCCACCGTGATCTCCGCGCCAACCCAGCGCCCGGAGGTCTCCAAGAAGAACGGAACTGCGGACGCGCCCCACCCCTCGTCGACCGGCCCGGTGCCCACCGAGACCGAGAGGGCGCCCCAGGTGGTGCCGGTGATGACCAGGAACTGGCCGAACGAGGACACGGTAGCCGGGCTGCTTGAAATGAACGTGGTGGTATCCGATGGGCGGATCGCGATGCGCGTCTGCGGGGGCCGGCCCGTCGGAATGCCTTGCGGCGTGCCGGTCCAGCGTGACGGATTGGCGAAGGTGACCGCGTTGCCGTTGACCGTGCCGGTATCGGTCTGGTAGTGCCCGACAAACGTCGGGCCCGAGCCGCGTGTGAAGCCGTAGAGCCAGTGGTTGTAGAAGTTGAGGCAGTGGATGCCCGCTTCGAGATACAGGTACTCCCCCGTCAGGAGATACATCAAGGAGAGGCATTCCCACTCCTGCTGGTACTCCAGCCCGGCGTTGCCCCCGCCCCAGTGGAAGGTGCCGGGCGGCGCGGCGATATCGCTGACTTGCCCACAGGCCCATCCGGCGAGGTTCGGGAGCTTGTGCAGGATGTCCACCGTCGCGAAGTGGGTGGTCGCTTCCCACGCGATGGCGAAATCGCCCCGGTCGTTCCGGCGGAGCCAGGCATAGATCGGATAACTGCCATACTCGTAGTCGTTGGGGCCGATGCCGCCGGAGGCGGCGTGGCAGCCGAAATAGCGATCATTCCAGAACTGCCGCTCGGTGGAGTTGGCCTGGAGTGTGCGGAATGAGGCGTCGCCAGGCTCGCTCAGCCCGGACCGCGCCGCCTCGTCATGCCAGACGTCGGCCCACTGGTTCATGCGGTCATCCACGTCGTCCCACTTCGACACGCTCCCGGGTTTGCCCCCGGCGAGGCCCAAGAAGCCGGGCGATCCGAGCAGATCCGGGCGCGAGGTGGTCTTCACCGGCATCCGCCCCCAGACGCGCGTATCATCCCAGTGGTTGGCGTCGGCCTGGCCGAGGAGGGTCGGCTGCTGCGCCCCGGCGGCGGTCTCGCTGGCGGTGGCCGCGTACACACCGTTGGTCTTCAGCTCGTGCTTGCCCGCGAGCGCCTGCACCATCTCCCGCATCTGCGTGGCGGTGAGGGTGCCCGGCACGAGGACCAGCCAGTCTTCGTGGTAGGCCCAGTGATGGCCCTTCCGGTTGTGGTACGTGTGCGGGAAGATGCTCATGTGGTGGAGATCGCCTTCGCTCGGGTTCAGCATCTCCCAGCGCAGGCGCCCCGTCGCGGGCGTATGGGAGAACCCCATGGGCTGGCGCTCACGCCACTGGAAGGGGATCTCCAGCAGCGTGACCGTGCCGTTGGAGACGGCGTAGAACGCTTCCAGCATGGTGATCGGCGTGCCGGTCGGCGTGAAGTCGCCCGTGCGCTGCAGGCTCATGCCGTAGGTGGACGACGTCGGCGCCTGCAACTGGCGCAGCGTCTTGGCCGTCGCGCTCGTCACCGACATGACCTTCGTGGCACCCGTCTCGTCGCGGGTGTGCGCCGTCATGGAGCCGGTGAACGTCGTGACGGTATCGACGCCGTAGCCCTGCACCGCGCAATCACTGGCCTCGCCGCCGTTCGCCAGCGGCTCCCCGCCGCCGGTGGACTTGAAGATGAACTGGCGCCGGATGGCGCCGGAGTTGCGGAAGAACTCCAAGTAGACATCCCACGTGGCCGCGCGCGGGGTCGGGACGGCGCTGGCGCTGCCCTGATGGTCCCGGTTCATGCCCTTGAACTCGCCGGTGGCGCCGACGCAGCGGATCGTGTCGATCTTGATCCGCACGCGCTGCGAGTTGGCGAACTCGATCGACGTGAAGTATTTGGTGGGGCGGGCAATCTCCAGCGGGTCGCCGCCGTTGCTGGCGCCATCGCCGCTGATGTCCAGGTTGGAGACGTAGTCGCCCGCCTGATTGTTGGCGGGGCCGGTGCCGGGGCTCGGGGGACTGCCCGCAATGCCCTGCATCCAGAGCCCGCCGCCATCCCCATTGATCGCGGCGAAGCCGGTGCTGTTCTCGCGTAGGAACTCGAGGACGGACATCGCGCCCCGCCGGGGCACGCGCGCGGTGATCGCGCCGGTGTTGATCTCGTAGTAGTCGGGGTTGCTCGTGCCGACGGTGATGCCGCCCGCCGTCGAGCCGCTGCCGCCGGAGGTCTGCAGCTGGTAGGTGCGCGTTTCGTTGGCGCCCACCGTGGGCAGGAAGTCCACCAGGCACACCGCGCCCCGATGGCCGGTGTTGCCGTAGTCGCCCCAGCGGGCGCCGCCCACGCAACCGCCACTGGCGTGCCCCAGCGGCAGCTCCGCCATGCGGAAGGCCACCTGTGTCAGCGGCTGGTTGGTGGACGTGTCGATGACCCGGAACTGATTGGTGTTGAGCTTCGCCTCGTCGGCGCGGAGCGGGATCGCAAACGGGAACCGAGGGGAGGCGAGCGTGCCGCCGGCGGCGCGGGTCACGCCGGCCGTTTCGCTGACGGTGAAGTCGATCGAGCCCGTGGCCATCAACTGACCCCGAGGAGCGTGAGGGCCTTCCGGGAGGGCGCGGCGGCGGCCCCCGAGGCCATCGCCAGATAGCCGTGCTCGCGCGCCGTGCTGTCGGCGGTGGTCCAATCGAGCGTGAAGCCGTCGCTATCCATCGTGTCCAGATCGGCCTCGGCGTCCACCGT